AAACTCGTCCAAAGCCTCAAGGATGACCCCGAAATGCTCAAACTTCGGGAACTTATCGTGTTTCCTTTGGAGGAAACATTTGTGGTCATTGGGGGCAATATGAGGCTCAAAGCCTTGAAGGAATTGAATTACGATTCTGCTCCTTGCAAGGTTCTATCCGCAGACACGCCCTTGGAGAAATTGAAGGCCATTGCCCTGAAGGACAATTCGGCCTTTGGGGATTACGATTACGATGCCTTGGCCAATGAATGGGATGCTCAACTCTTGGCCGATTGCGGTATAGAAGTCTGGCAGATGCCCGAAGAGATTGAAAAAGAGCTTGAAGAGGAGGAAGCGAGGAAGGATAACGCTAAGGCTCAAAAGATTATACTTAGATTTAACAAAAGAGAGTTTCTTTATGTGAGAGACCAATTACTATCTTTGGCCGAAACTTTCGAGGAAGCAGTCGTTTACCTATTAAAAAAACACAATGGCCAAGATAACGATTGAGTTTGATACAGATAGTGAGCAGGATATGGTTCAGTATAAGAAGGCTTTACAAGCTCCTGCAATGTACCTCGCCTTGGCCGAATTGAAATACCACACCTTTAGCGATGATTCCGAAATGCAAGAGAGGGTTGCCGAGTGCCTTCGGGATTTCAATATAGATATAGAGGATATGTACGATGACCCACTATTAACTTAACCTATGATAATCAAGCACTCCAAGAATGTTCATTCCGTGGATTGCGGAAGGAAACAAGAGTTTCTCCTCGTCTCCGACCTCCATTGGGACAACCCCAAGTGCGATAGGGCTTTGTTGCAGAACCACCTGGAGGAAGCGAAGAAAAGAAATGCGAAAGTCCTCGTCAACGGGGACTTTTTCTGTTTAATGCAAGGAAGGGGAGACCCTCGCAGAAGCAAAGAGGACATTCGCCCCGAACACAACAACGGCAGATACTTGGATTCCATCGTTGATACAGCCGTGGAGTGGTTCAAGCCGTATGCCGACATCATCCTTTTGGTGGGCTATGGGAATCACGAAACGAGTATCATCCAATACCAAGAAACCGACATCCTGCAACGCTTTGCTACAATCTTAAACCACTCCTGCAAGACCGACATCCAAGTCGGAGGGTATGGTGGTGTCCTTGACTTCAAGATGAATCACGGACTAAACAGGGCCTGCAATTTTGTCGTTCACTACTATCACGGGTCAGGGGGCGGTGGCCCAGTCACCAAAGGCGTTATCCAAGACCAACGCATCCTCGCAAGCATCGAAGGCTATGACTGCACTTGGCAAGGCCACGTTCACGAACTATACTATCACCAAAACATCGTTAATCGCTATGTGCGCACCTCTCATCAAATCACTCAAAAGCCTGTTCACCAAGTCCGCACGGCAACGTACAAGGAGGAGTGGGCCGATGGTTATATGGGATTTCACGTTGAGAAAGGACGAGGCCCAAAGCCTCTGGGAGGATATTGGATGAACTTGGAGGTCACTCGTTATTCGGGCAAGGATGTCCGAGGCCCAGAGTTGCAGGTCTTCGCCACGTTTGCTACCTGCGATAGGTTCTATTAATGGAAAAAGCCCGTTTTCGGCAACCCTAAAGCCTACTCACGGGCATTCCAACAAAACCACAACCCCTTGTGGGTATGGCAAAGATAGACACTATTTGGCAAACAAAGAAGAACCGAGCAATGCTCCTCCTCCTATGGCGATTGCTTTGTAAATGCGCCCGCTTTTTCTTTCTTGCGCCCACTTTTCCTTGTAAACCAAGGAAAGACTATCACTATTGGCAATGGCCTTGACATAAGCTGAATCCTTGGCCTTGTATGCGGTGAGCAGAGAGTCGTAATTCCTAAGCAAAGAATCCCCAATCTCCACTTGCATCGCAAGCAATTTACCGACCTCCTGGCACGAATCCAACATCATCGGTACATAAGCCTCCACCCATATCGTTTCAGGCTCTTCATAAGCCTCTATGAGCCTCTCACGCCATTTGATTTGAGTCTTTATTATCTCTTGCCTTATCGTGTCTCTACGGCTCTCTAAAGGCGTTACACTATGCTCCAAGGAATCAATGAGGAGCTTTTGTTGGTGAAGTGTTTTCTTGGGGGAATCTTTAATGGTATAAATAAGGAATGCGAGACCTATGGCAATGGGGAGGACAACGAATAGGATGCCCCTGTAAGGAATGTGTGCTTTGTCATTAACAGCCATCGTCTTCGGGGAATATCCGAATTATCTCCCCATTCTCGTCAATCTCGTTTGAGACCTCGTAAGGCTCAAGGTGGTCATCAAGGGATTCTACCCCTGTGTCCTCGTAGAGTTCGACATACTCAGTCAAAGCCTGAACGATAGTGGCTTTAAGTGTCTGATTGGAGCTTTCGGCCAAGTCCTCAAGTTTACCCAAAAGGTCAAGATCAATCTCAAAGCGGATTTTCACGGTGTTGTCTTCCATTGTCTTAGCATTCAAAATTACTTGCGTGCAGCAGAATAGGCAATAGCGGCAATTTGAGCTTTGCTTCGCTTTTTGCCTTTAGGCTTGGACTTGTTGGCTTCGGTGAGTTCTTTGATGTTTTGGGAGACGGCTTTTTGAGTGGCTTTTTTCCCATAACCTTTGGCTTTAGTGAGTGGCATAATGAATGGTTTAGTGGTTCAAATATAATCTTGGTACCTCATTTTCTTTTTACAGGCTTCACCCTATTGCCCATCCCCACTTTCTTCTTTTCCGCAATCTTTTTGGCCTTTTCAGCCTTGCTCATTTCCGATGCGGTCTTGGGAGTTTCGGAGGAAACACGCTTAGTGGGTCGGCAGTATTCGTTCTTCCCTCCTGCACCGCACGGCTTCCCGGTACGCTGATCCACCCACTCCTCCTTCTCCCACCGTTTGAGCGAAGCACCCTTATCGCTTTTCGTTACCTCTCCCGATTCCTTGCGGCATTTGGCGATGGCTTGGGATGCCCTGGCCGATGGAAAGACTTTGTAGGAAGCCTTGACCTTCTTGTAGCAAGCGTCTTTCTTCATTTCGGTTGGGTTAGAAGTGAGTGAAATTCGTTGAACTTAGCGATGCGGTCATCCAAGCCTGTAACGCCTCCGTTTATCTTGCTTGTGATTCGGGTAATCGTTGCGACATCGGGGCCTTTGTCGGCAAGGGCGTTGAGTTTACGGCTATGCCAGAAGTACCCTGCCGATAGCATCGCATACCTCCCCGCCACGAGTTCGGGGTTCTCCAAGAGGTCTTCAGGAACGAGTTTGTCAAGTTCAGCGTAATTGTCTTTGCCCGTGAGTTGGATGTACCCACGCCCTCTGTATTTCCATCCATCCCCAATCTCTGTATTGCCCATTCGGTTTGCATAAACCTTATTGGCTATAGCGATGTAATCCCTTGCGTACAACTTGGCTGTGTCCTTGTTGAAATGCCTTGGGAAGACCTTTAAGAGCCTTGAGGCGGAATAATTGAGGTTTTCCTTGGTCGTGGTGAAGTTGGCCGATTCGTGGGCCGTTTGAGCGAAGAAGTGAGCAATCCGAAGGTCGGTATTAATAGAAAACCGCTCCTGTATCTCAAGGAAGCGGTCTATAACGAGTTTGGGAACTCTTGGGGAGAGGCGTTGCTCAAGACTCATTGCCTTTGGCTTGTACTTTCTTATGGAAGTAATTGGAGAGCGTTTCCACAACCCTCAAGCCACTAAAGCCAATAAGGAAGGCCATAGCGAATTGAGCGGATTCAAGTTCAATACCGAGCAAGGTGATAGCGAGAGGGGTAAGGTAATTGGCAGACAGCGTTCCTGCGAGGATGGAGAAGAGTTGGGTGCGCAAAGATGCTCCTTCTTGCCTTCCTACGAGAACGAGGCTTCCGAGAAAGCCTCCTACGGACATACCGATATTAATGCCGAGTTCCGTTAGTGTCTGCTTCAAGTCCATTATAAATAAGTGTTTAAGGTTGCGATGAATGCGGATGCGGTTGTTCCGAGGGCAACGAGGTCGGTATTGGATACGAACATTGCCTCGTCAAGACCGCCAGAGAGATAAATACGAACCTTCTGAATGCCATCGGTTGCATCAAGCTCGGAGGAGATAATATCCCGATAATTAAGGAAATATTGCCTTCCGTCAGCGTATGTGAGCTGTAATTGCGTTGCTCCGAAGGTTCTTGCGGTTAAGGTGGGTAGTGCCATAGTGCGTCAAATTTATTAAAGAATGGGTGAATTTTTATGGGGTTGTGAGGGCTTGGAGTTGTGGGTCGGTAAGGCGGTTGGGGTAAACCGCATCTGCACGGATATGGGCTTTAAGCGTGTCTGAAGTTGATGACCTAAAATTCCCCACAGACATATCATTAAAAGCAGGAAGGCCAGGAGCAACGATTGTCCTTGTTGAAACGGGGTTTTGGACTCCATCAATATACATTGTGCATCCATTCGTTGCCGTGTTGTAAGCAAAAGCGACCTTATGATAGCCAACGCTTAATGCAGAAGAAGTCAAAGTGGACATTACAACGCTTGAGCTATTTTGTATTTGAACACTAATTTGTCTCGTTGTAGAAATCCACATTTGAATAAACGAGGTAGAAGAACTATCCAAAGTACAAAACCACTTATTTCTCGCTTCATCCGTAACCTCAACCTCAAAGTAAACAGTCCCTTCGGATTGACCGATAAGAGATGTGATTCCTGTTTTTCTTATCACATCCGTATTGCGAGTGATGGCTTGGGTGGTGGTGGGGATGTAGGAGGTGGCTATTGAGCCTGTTTCGAGTTGTGGCAAAGCCGTAAGGAATCCTTGGCCTGTTGATAAAGCCGTAGGTAGACGCATTAAGTAAGCTACAGGCGTTCCACCTGTAATAGTTGCCCCTGTCGTTATTCGTACTGCAACCCGATACCATCCGTTGCCGTAATTTTCAACGCTACCTGTGCAACTTGTACTCGTGCCAAGCGTTACGCCTGTCGACGCAATATTGATGAGTTGAATCCAACCTGTTCCGCCAAATTGTGCGCTATTATTATACTCCATACTCGTAGCAAACGCATAGCCATCGTACTTAAAAAAGCGGCTAATCGTGTATGTCGTGTTTCCTAACAATGCGGAATTGCTACAATCTTGACTTCCATAAAGAGTTGGCCCTCCTGACACAGTCTTAGTTATTCGTGTGCCATTAATTGAGGCCGCAGGAGAATCCGTTACCGTTGTGTCATAATTAACTCCCGTTGCCGCATTATAGGCCAAGCCATTTGGGACTAAGTTTGTCGCACTCGGCTCAACGAGCAACGAAGCACACCCATTCACCGCTCCACCAAGGGGATAATCCAACCTCGGCACACCATCGTTCACGAGTTCAATAAAGCCATTGGCATTGACTCTCGTGGAGCGATTAGTCGTTGGGCTTGTCGCACGAGTAACCGTAAAATCGCCTGCCCCCGTTTCGGGGATTTGGCTGTAAAGAGTTCCCGCCTTTATGACATACGGGATGTTTAGGAGAGAAGGAGTGGACATATCTTAGGTTGTTAGGGCTTGGAGTTCAGCGTTGGTAAGCCTTGTGGTGTAGAGGGCAACGGCACGGATGCGGTCGTTGAAAAAGCCTCCTTGATTTGAACCCGTGGCGGCACTTGGCCCATTGCCGACATGAACGAAATTAACGCCATTCGACCAACTTGGAT